TAATCTATTAAGTCTTTCAACAATACCAAAATAAGTCCAAACTGCCACAACGATAGCAGATACGATAGCCACTATATTTTTAATAGGTAGGGCCACACTTGTTTGGTCACTTAATTTAAATTCACTGCTCATTTTTCAACTGTTTCTGTCATTAAACCTATTCTTTTACTGTTTGTGATAGGAATATATTTTATAACTCCATTAACATATTGTTCTACTTCTTCACCGCACAGAGAACATCTGTAGAAATCTTTGTATAAGAATAACAAAGGTGATAGTAAATTGCAATAGGGACATATGCCATGTTCTATTTTGGCATCTAATTTTAAAGCGCGTCTAATTCTTTTTAATTTTTTTGGCATCTATGTCGTAGAACATATCATCAGAATCATCTGTCTTCCAATCTTTATTTTCTACGTTCCACTCATTAGTTTGGACTTTATAATCCGGCCAATGTGTTGAAGTTGTAAAACTAGGAATACTCCACAAAATACGATTATTAGGCTGAATTGCAAAATTACCGTTATCAAGAGCCAAAATGTGAGCACACTTATGTTGATCGGGAATTTCAGAATGTTCAGTATCGATGATATTAGGTTCCGGATGTGCCCAATCCACAGTGAATAAATATTCTCCATGATAAAACTTTTTGTTCTTACCTAAATATCTACAACGTTGTCCTACTAAAAAATCAAAAGTAGTAACAGCAGGATAATAACTAAATGAATTCCACAACTCAAGATCGTCGAGAGTCTGATGTTCCATTTGTGATTGATGCACAGTACCGCTGTTTCTTCTTTGAATAAAAGCAGAGATAGGAAGCCTCCAGTATATTGCACCATTCGTAAGTAAAGCATGAAATAAGATTGCACGCCCCGGAATACTTGCAATAGCAAAGACCACACAATCTTCAGTTTCGCCTTGATGTTCTCGTAAGTCATATAAATATTCTCTCCTTATTTTACAGTATATGGGTGGTATATTAGCATTTAAATAAGACATTGAAAGCTATTTTATTGAACCCCAATCATCACCATATTCAAAATCAACTTTATTAGGTATTTCTAATTTAATTGCTGATTCCATTATTTCTACTATTTGTTTTGCATGGTCACTAGATTCAACAGATATATCTAATTCATCGTGAACTTGTATATGAGGTACAATACCAGCTTCACTCAATGCAATGATAGACATTTTAGTCATATCAGCAGCTGATCCTTGTATTAATCTATTTAATGCTTTGTATGTTCCTGCTCTTTTAATTCCAGGACCATATTCTTTTATTGCATCAGCATGTTTTTTAGGAATGCCAGCACCAAAAGTCATTGGCTCCCACATATCAAAATGACAAAGTCTTCCACCAATTGTTCTTATCTTACCATAATCATCTGCTCTTCTTGATACCGCTTGCATTAATTGTTTTATGAATGGAGCTTTAGCATGATATTGAGCAATTAGTTTTTCTGCTGCTTCTTTCATTAAACCTAACTCTGCCATTAATTTGTTTTTACCCATACCATACATTAATCCAAGATTAATTGTTTTAGCTTGTGATCTTTCAATACCAGCCATCTTTGCAACTGCTGCATGGAAATCTGCTTCCCCTGCTTCATATGCTTCTGCAATTTCACTAATGCCATCAAGTTTTTGTAGTTTAGCATAATGAATTAATATTCTTGGTTCTTGTTGTGAATAGTCAAATACACCCCACTTGTGATTTTCTTCTGGAATAAATATTGATCTAATCATTGGACCTAATTCTTTATGTCTTACGGGAATCTGTTGTAAGTTTGGATTAGACATTGAGAATCTTCCTGTAACAGTTCCACCATCATCAGATCGTATTTGATTTATATCTGCATGTATTCTTCCGTTGTAAGAATGTTTTACAATCGTATCTATAAAAGTTGTATGCGCTTTGTTTATCTCTCTTGCGTTTGCAATTGATTGTGCAAGTTCATGAGGATGATTTGCTAAAAAGTTTCTAGTAAAACTCGGAGCTCCTGTTTTTTCTGTTTTGTCGTATGGAAGTTTGAGTGCATCAAATGCTTTAGCAATAGATGCTGCAGCCCATAATTCTACATTAACTCCTGTTAACTCCTTGATTTTAAATAACAATTTCTTTTCTTGATCTATAAGATTATTCTTAATTTTAGAAGCTTTTTCTAAATCAACTCTTACACCTTTGAATCTCATATCAACAAGACATGGAAATAATTTTGTCTCCATATCAAAGATTGTCCATAAATCTTGATCAGATAATTCTACTTTCATTCTGTGCCAAAGTTTTAAAGTTGATTCAGCATCTCTTTCTGCATACTGACCAACATACATAGATGGAAGTTTCCACATATCTTTTTTAGCATCGATACCATATTCTCTTGCAGCTGCTTGTAATACTGCTTCATCTTTACTTATTCCTGCATATTCTTTTGCAAGATCATTTAATCTAAAGCTCCATCTATTTTCATTTACAAGTGATGCAGCAATCATTGTGTCTACAACTTTTGCAGGAGGTTTAATACCTGATGATCTTAACCAACAGATATCATACATTGCATTGTGAAATATAAATGTAGCATCTTGTTTAAATAAATTTTGTAACCAATTTAAAACTAACTTCTTATCCATGTTACCACCACCATCATGAGCTATTGGATAATATGCGGACCATCCTTCTACTGCTACTGATACACCTACAATATGACCACGACCAACCACGTTCCCCGATCCGCGTTCAGTTAACTCTGGATCACAGGTCTCTAAATCCACTGCGATTTCCTTATGACCTTGTAAGTCTTTTAATTCTTCTGGTACCACCCATTCTGTTTGTGGTGTAAATAATATTTGTTGAAATGTTCGTGTCATTTATCTTTATAATCTCTTTCTAATATCATTTCCAAATAGTGCATCGCTTTTAATATATCTTCTTTCTTACCTTTTAATCGGTGACGACAGATATATTTAATTGCATTACCTTCAGCGAATGGTAATTTATTTTCGTTTATGAATATAGATGGCTGTATCTTCATTAATTTATAATGTTTACCACCAACTTGTTTAAAGAATGTTTTGTTTGTCATATCAAATATGCGCGATCAAAGTTCTTTGGATCTACAATATGTAATTCTTTCTTTGCTCTTGTAAAAGCAGTGTAATACAAACGATGTAAATCATCAGGATCTGTTTCGCTTTGTTTAATTGCAGCAGCTGTTAAATCTAATAGAACACAAATATTATCTCGTTCGCCACCTTTGAACGCGTGGATTGTTGACATAAGAATACGTGGAGTCTTATTTATCTTCTCACCATTTGCTCTCATATTACGAATATAATTTTCAGTAATTGTGTCTACACCTTCAAATGATTCATACCATACTTTATCAGTAAGTAAACCATGATTTTTAATACAGTCTTGTATTAAATACTTTTGTTCAACTTTCAATGTTTTAGCATCTCTGTATCCAGGAACTACATTGGCACCTAAATATTTATATATATTTTTTATCTGTATATAATTTAATGGTGTACCATTTCTAAAATCTTCCCAATTACTTAATGCCAGTAATAATTCTAATGATAAAGAATTAACTCCTTTATATTGATAATACCAACCTTGTAATTCACACAATTCTTTTACATCATCTAAAAAGTAGTTAGCTGAAGCAAGAACAGTCCATTCTCCTTTGGACATATCTAACTGTGTAATATCAGTATAGTATCTTAAAATACCTGTTTCTTGACGTGGTTTATAATCTTTTTGATATCTATTCTTAACTTTAGATATAATCCTTTGTGATAATTCGTGTATAGGACCACCAGGAATACGATAAGATTGATTAAGCGTCCTGATCTCGTCTACCTCATCTTTTAAGGCTATAAAGTGATCTACATCGGCCCCAGCCCATTTAAAAATGGCTTGATCATCGTCTCCTGCAATATAAGTCTTTTCAGCTTTATTCCAAATACATCTAACCATTTCCCATTGCAAATGAGATAAGTCTTGTGCTTCATCTATAAATAATACTTTAAGTTTAGGAGCTATGTCTTTCTCAATAAAATCCTCTAATAAATCTGTAAAATCTTTTAATCCTTTTTCTTTTTTGAATCGTTTTAATTCTTGGTCTATTAAAAACAATGTATCTCTTTCTATATCTAATAGGTTTCTTCTTGAATCATAGCATTCCATTAAATCAATCTTCTTAACTCTTGCTGTATTAATAATGGTTAAATATTCATTGTCAGAATTAAAGATACCATCTTCATTAGAATAAGATGCAGTCTTAATTGGTATATTACATTTTAATCCAAACTCTCTATAATCTTCTGGGTTCATCATTCTATCTCTAGACATACTTAATAATTTGAATGCAAGTGAATGCAATGTCTTAAAATAAATTAAATCATGTTCAGGACTTAACCCAAATTTTTCAGATGCTCTTGTTGCAGCTTCTTTTGCAGCCTTCTTGGTAAAAGAAAAATAACCTATCTCTCTTGGTTTAATTCCTTGTTTAATAAATTCATCTACCAAGTTTAACAATGTTGTTGTCTTTCCTGTTCCAGGTGGACCTAGTATTATTGTCTTCATATTTCTTTAACCTCCTTTCTAATATTTCTTTTTGCAATTTTACTTTTTCATATTGTTCTTTTAACAATCTGTATTTTAAAAACCAATTAATACCTATCATTAAAAATGTTGCTCCTGATATTTAGTTGGTGATACTGTTGTATTAATTTTTTTCATTGTTCTAATCTTAACTAATCTAGGTTGTTGACCTTTGATTCTAACTCTTGATTCTTCTACAAATATTCCATCTGCCTTTAATGATGTAATTAAATTTCCTGTCTTTGCCTTATCCATTTCCCAATGATTCTTTTTACAAAAGTTATAAAAGTCTTCCATTCTAAAGTATGTAAATTCTCTTTTATCATCTGTGTATGGAAGTTTATTAAAGATATCATCCATCGTTCTTGCATTCTGTCTATTCGTAGTCCAATCTTGTAACAATGAAATGAGTTGATTTTTAGGATCCAATGATTCTAAAGGTTGAACTGTTTCTAACTTATCCATTAAAGGTTTTAGATAAAACTCTCTCCAATCTTTTTCTTTTAATTTAGGTACTAATAAATCTGCTTTCTCTAACATTGCTAATGAGAATAATGCAGGACTAGCTAATTGTTCAGCTTTCAATTCAACTCTCTTTTGTTTTTTATCTTCTGTTTCCTCTCCTATATCTAAAAAGTATTGTGGTGGATTAGAATTGTATTTAGTTAAATTTCCAAGTTTAGGCATCATTTCTCCTCCATCTCCTACACCAAATTTTCTAGTTCTACATAAAGATGGATTACAAACATCTACAATTGGAGGAAGTTTGCATCTATATTTATCGTAACCTTTTCTACCAATGGATTTTAATAATTGCTGTACTTCTCCATTTGGTAATGGCGGAGACATGTACTTTAAGTTAGCTGCAACGACTTTATCTTGCCAAGAATCTGGATCAGATTGTTTAAAATATATGGCAATATTAAACAATGAGTTATTTCTAGATCCTTCGCCAAAGCCGTCGCGAGCTAATCTATTTAAACATGGAGGCCCATCTTTAAATACTTCTTCTACCTTTTCTTCTTTGATTTCAATTTTTTCAACTTCTTCCCTGCTGCGCGCATAAATATCATAGAGCTTATAAAATTCCTCAAGTGACATAGCGGAGCCATTATCGTCGAACGCATATCTCAATCCTTTCTCTTGGTTATGGTATGGGAGATTTAAAAAATTACCTGTGTCCCCACGTTCCACAAGTATTTCAGTTTGTTTAGGAAATATTTCAACACCTGAATATCCTAATCCTTCTGAAATTTTTTTAAGTGTAGTTTGCATCAATGATGCAGGTATAAATTCTTTGGTGAATAAAAATACGTGTGCTCCTCCAGATTTAGATCTGAATACTATTAACGGAAGTTTTAAACTTCTTATTTTCTGTACTAATTCTTTGTGTTTAAGATTATACTGATCAATATCAATACAACCCCACTTACAATTATTTTGTTCATTAATGGGAATAATACCCAAAGCAGGATCAACACCATTAAGGTGGTCTTCCCAAAGGTTATCCGTGATCGGCTTTCTAACAATGAATGCTTTTCCTTTTTGTTTTCCATTCTCTCCACGTTCCCCTTTTTGATATTGTCCGTATGCACTTTGCAGTCCACTAAATATTTCCTTAAATTTTTCTTTCATGTTTTGCCATATTGTTTGGGGCCCGTATTACCGAGCCCCGGTTATAGATTAAACTAAAACGGCACGTTCTCGTTTACTCTCTCTTCTACATCAGCTCTTGTTTGCACCGATCCTCTTTTTACATCACCTGAAAAACCTTTTGCACTTAAGTACAAAGATTTATCTTTGGTTTCTAGAATTCGGTCTTGTGTTACTACCCAACCATACCAACTACCTTTATCATTTTTTTGTAAGTTAGATGATAAGTTGTATACAACACCATGCATTGGAGGAACTGCAAATCCACCTTTACCGTCAGGGATCTGAACAGTTTTCATCATTGCGTTCCACTTCTTGCTCACATTAAGTTGAGTTGATTTCATGGTAATTAAAGCTGGAGTATAACCACCTGCTTTAGTTTCCACCATTACATAGTAAGAAGCAGTCTCTTCTAAATAGTTACCATTTGGTAATCTAATTTTAGATCCTTCTCTCTTACCTGTAGCTATCACTGGACTGTTTGGTGAGTGTAATGCAACAGGAGCTGCAGATCCTTCACCTCTTTCAGACCATTCTGGATAGTCTTTCTTATAGTAACAAGGAATAACTTTAATTCCTTTTTTACCATCATACAGTTCATTCGTAACTGTATTGTATATCATACCAGGTTTAGCACCTGTTACGTATTTAGAATCACCTTCAGTTACCTGTGGTGATAATTGTCCAAGGATTCTTATGAAAGGTAACGCAAGATCTTGTTGCGTCATGTTTTCAAAGCCTTTGTCTAGATCATCTCCAAACAAAGCTACAGAACCATTGGTTACTGGTTTTTTTACCATTGCTTCATTAGCCATCATCGTTTCTCCATTATTTACGGGTTATTTTAGTTGTGTCTTTAATCCAAGTACTAAAGACTTCAGAAGGCATGTCGAGCCCGGACTCGACACGCTCCTGAAATAGGGCTGTCAAAGTATTCCAAGCCACATCAGATTTCTGTTGTGGATCAAAACCATTTGACGCCGCAAGGTCCAACAATTGTTGTGCCTTGTCATCTTCGCCACGACCGAACGTAACAGAAACATTGTTTTTAATAATGTCTCCAAGTCCGTTTTCACGAAGCCATTTATAAGCTTCTTCCCTTTTGAAGTCATCTTTGGGAAGTGTACATCTATATTCTCTTTTGACTGTTACAGATGAACCATCAGCTAATTTCAAAGAACTTAAACCTTGCTCCGCTAGGAGTTCAGGTATAACTCGTTCACTAATATCTCTTGCCATTGCTTTTAGATTATCTACATGCTCTTCAGCTCTAGTAATATCATCTTCTAAAGCTTTTAATTTTTGGCATTGGTCTGCTATTGTAGTTACTTCTACATTGTCTAGAAGATCCGTAGAATCATCTAGCATCATTTGTTTTACATCGTCACTCATAATTATCCTTTCTGATAGAGATCGAATTCAATTGGGTAATATTTAAACTCTCTACGATCCCATTTCAAGAGTTTAAATTGGCCATTGGTCATGTCACTTGCTATTGCACAAGAAATACCAATGACCGCCGGATCTCCTGTTAGCAATATATAATCTTGCTTTCTAAAATCTTTTAAATTCTTTCGCATCTTAAATACGAAAGGTGCTGCATTAAATGCAACTTGATCAAAGTAGGCAAGGCATATAACTAAATATCCAAAATTAGAAGCGCTTAATATATTTATATTAGCTGGTGGATGTTGTAATACATACACAAAATTTTCTTTAGGGTTCTCTTTAATAAACTCTAAAAACTCTGTAAGACTTTTATCTTTATATAACTCAAATATTTTATTTTTCATTCTTTTTTCTCTCTTGACAAATCATATAATGATCTTTATTTATTATGTCAATAGAAAGAATTTAATTATTTATGGTAAGAGATTATAGGTTTAAAACCAAGCCATACGAGCATCAATTAGTTGCTTTAGAAAAGTCTTGGGATAAAGAAGAGTATGCATATTTTATGGAGATGGGTACAGGTAAATCAAAAGTACTTATTGATAACATTGCTATTCTTTATGACAAAGGAAAAATAAATGCGGCAATGATTATAGCACCAAAAGGTGTTTATAGGAACTGGTTATCTTCTGAAATTCCTACACATATGCCTAGCCATATACAATATAAAAGTGTACTATGGACAGCTTTAACATCCAAAACAAAAGATAAAGAGTACCAATCTTTGTTTGAAACAGACTATAACCTTCACATCTTTATTATGAATGTTGAAGCTCTATCAACGCCAAAGGGTATTGCTTTTGCGCGTAAATTTTTATCATGTCATAATACTTTAATTGCTGTAGATGAATCTACTACAATTAAAACACCAAAAGCAGCGCGTACTAAAAATATAATAGGTATTGCAAGTCTTGCTAAATACAGAAGAATATTAACAGGTTCACCTATAACTAAATCTCCTTTAGATTTATATACACAATGTAAATTTTTAAACGAAGATTTATTAGGTTTTAGTTCTTATTATTCTTTTCAGAATAGATATGCTTGCATGGTAGATAAATGGTTTGGTGGTAGAAAAGTATCTGTAATTAAATCTTATCAAAGGTTAGATGAATTATCTAAATCAATAGAGCCTTTTTCATATCGTGTATTAAAAGAAGATTGTTTAGATTTACCTGATAAAATTTATATTAAGAGAGAAATAGATTTAACAGAAGAACAATTAAAGATGTATCAATCAATGAAACTTGTAGCCATGGCAGCATTAAAAGGTAAAGTTGTTAAAGCCCCACATGTATTAACTCAATTAATGAGATTACATCAGATAACTTGTGGTCATGTAATGACAGAAACAGGTGAGATAGTTGATATTGAAAATAATAGATTAAAAGAACTTATTAATATTTTGGAAGAAGTTGAAGGTAAAGTTATTATATGGTCTCATTATACACATGACATCAGAAAAATTTCAGCTGAATTAAAAAAGACTTATGGTGAAAATTCTGTAGTAGAATATTACGGACAAACAGAATCTGAAACTAGACAAAAAGCAATAGACAAATTCCAAGATCCGCGATCCCCGGTCCGATTTTTCATTGGCAATCCACAAACAGGCGGGTATGGTATTACGCTAACAGCGGCCAGTACAGTTATATATTATTCTAACGGTTATGATTTAGAGAAGAGATTACAATCAGAGGATCGTGCACACAGAATAGGACAAAAGAAATCAGTTACTTACATTGATCTAATTGCGGAGAAGACTGTTGATGAAAAGATTGTCAAAGCTCTCCGCAAAAAGATTAATATTGCGTCCGAGGTTCTCGGAGAAGAATTAAGATCTTGGATTTAACCAATCCATTTCTTCATTAGTATAAGGCATCATTACTTATAATTATTATAAATTAGATATAATAAGATAATAAAACAAACAATAAAAAATATTGTTATTGTAGTCATTATTTAATATCTATTTTAACGCCTTCAATTTCTTTAGGTTCGTTAAAACCAAGTTTGATTTTAAGTAGACCATCTTTCATTTCAGCTTCATCAACTATTACATCTTTAGCTAATTCAAACTGTTTGAAAAATTTTCTAAATGCTAGACCTTTTTGTACGTAGTCTACATTTTTATCTTCTACTTTTCCTTCTATTGTTAAAATACCGTCTTTAACTTCTACAAGTACGTTATCTTTATTGTAGCCAGCTAAACCGATTTCTAATCCGTATTTACCTTTTGAGTATTTTACTACATTGTAAAATGGAAATGATTGTACTTTTGACCACGTGTCAAAAATATTTTCAAACGCATCATCAAAAAACTTTGTTGATCCGTTGAACATTTGTTTGCTTAAATTATTGAAAACTTCTAGGTTTGTCATAATTATCTCCTTTGTTAAGCAAGTTAATTGGTCCATCCACATGATGCAACCTGGAGGAGATATAATGATTATTTATTAATTTTCAAGTACTGATTTTTCTCTTGTAATATGGCCAACAACTGTGCCTTTATGAATACCTTCTTTAATTCTATACCCATGTGTGCCACTGCCATTAATCTCAACTTCTTTTCTACTTTTTAATAGTGCATTGTTTTTCTTCTCTATTTCTTTATTTTCATAATTTCTTGCAATCATATCTTCTGAAAAATTAATAGTATGTATTTCACTTAAATCATTCTCTCTGTCTAAAAATTTATATTCTATTTTTGTAGTGTTAAAATCTCTTTTTATTTTATTGCATATTGTTTCAGGATCAAATTCGCCGCAGGAGTAAACATCAAACTGCAACAAGGCGGGGTCAGGTTCATCCCATACATGCATTACTATATGAGAAGTTTCTATAATAGCTGCTCCTGTAATTCCACGATTCCCGATCATGTGAGAATACTTTACGTATGGTCCCATCATAACCTTCATTCCTATTTCATCTATAAATTTCTTAAACCATTCAGTAAGGAAAGCTTCATCCATTGGAGGATTTTTAGCTTCTGCACGAACAATTAAATGTTTATGTACTAAAACTTTATTCATAAGCGCGTCATACAACTTTTTGAAATTAATGCAACAAATTATTTTTAAACAATTGGGGAATAAATTGTCTTGCCATCTACTTTAGATGCTTTAAGATATTGCCGTCTATTTTTGGCTGCAGAATAACTGCAATGAATCCATCCGGAGTTAGGGTCGTCAGGGGTCCAGAATTCAAGTATACATTGATCGTAATCAAGGTTTTTAACCAACCAATCACTAACTTCCTTGTTTGCTACACCAAATACTTCAAAGTCGGCTGCTTCACCACGAGTGTGTTGACTCTTGCTTGATGATCCTATTCTCTCACAAAGTTCTGGCGATCTATATCCAGAGCTGATTGTAACCGGTAAGTTAAAGTTATCGCGTACAGGTTGTAATATGTATTGGCAAAGTAATTGTAAATTAAATATGTGATCTGAATTTGGTTCGTTTGGTATTCCGAGTCTTATTGCTTCTTGGGATTTAGTTAACTCTTCTAAAGAAAAGTTGTTGCTTAATTTCATTTAAGTTTAAATAAAATGACTATGAGAGTTAATGCGAGAGCGCCCATTCCTGTAAGCATAGCTTTTTGAATCCAATCAACTTTCTTTTCTATCTTATAGATAGCACAACTCATATGTTTGAGATGATTGTTTTTTATTGTAGATATATCTTTTTTAAGATTATCCACTCTGTGATATAAATCTACCATATGTTCATCTAGCCGAGATTTTATGATTTTCTTCATACTGTTCTCTGTCTTTGTCTAATTAGTTTTTCAGCAGGTGATAATAGTTGTTCTTCAGCTACTGTCAACTTTGTTATTGGGTTAATTTGATTACCAGCTACAGCTGTAGGTAAATTAACTTGTCCATATCCTTGTATATCAGTAGGATTTGGTAATTGTGGTAATCCTTGTATTGGAGCTAATGTAGGTTCAGCTAGATTCTTAAATGGATTTTCTATTTCTGGTAATCCAGGAGCAGTTAAAGGAAGTGTAGATAATCTATCTCTTATATTATCTATTATACCAGATGCTTGATCAAAAGGGTTTGGTAAACCTAAATTCAAAGCATTTTCTTCAAATAAATCTTTTACATCTTTAGATATATTTAAAGGTGTAAATACACCATCATTAATAGAACCAAATTCTTTTTTAGAAATACGTTCTGCATTTTTAGAGATTACATCTTCAGATGTTCCTAATAATTCAGCTGCTCTTATATCTTTATAAAAATCTTTTTTAACACCAAACAAAGCTCTGTTAGCATTTATATATGCATCTACAATTTCTTCTGGGGTTACAGGACCACCTCTTAAAGTATTTCTTGTAAACAATTGTCTTGACTCTCTAATACCTTTTTGAAGTTCAGCAACTTTAAATTTTAATCCACGTTCCACGTTTAACTTAACGGGTCTAAATCCTGTAAAGCCAGCTAATTCATCTCCTAATTCAAAAGTTTGTCCATACTTATCAAATTTACCTTTTTGAATAACATCAACTGGTTCAATAGCTAAATCTAATCTTTTTAATTGGTCATATGAAAATGGAGCTTGTGTTTTTGCTAAATGAGTAATAGCAGCGATTATTTTATTTCCATCTGTATCTTCAGGATTAAATATTTGATTGCCTTCTCTATCTCTTCCGCCTCTAATAAATATATCTGCAATTGCTTCAGACCATATAGCTTCTGTTACGAATGGTTGACCTAATTCTTTTGTAGATTCTATTAATCCTCTAAAGAAATCATTCATTATACCATCTTTATCATTTCTGCCTGATGAAACTTGATTAAGAACAGTTTGAATTGGTCTATACAGTAAATCATATGCATTGGCGTGACTAAAATCTACGTACTTTAATTCACCTGTTTCTTTATCTTTAATTGGAATTAATGTTGAATTTTTAGACCAATCAGCAACATATCTTCTCATTGCTTCTACTTGTTCATCTGTAACATCGTAAATAACTTTAGCCATTTCAACAACAGCTGTAGGAACTGCTGCTGTTGTTACACCCATTCCAACTAATCTTTGATAACCAATACCAGCTAATGGTTTAACAATAGTTCCATCAGCTAATTTAACTTCTGTTGTTATTTCGTCTAACGCTCTACTAATAATATTAGTAGATGTTCTCATTATTTCAGCTGGAAAAGATACGAAATTACCAAATGGTAACTTACGTAAACCTTTTATAAAATCTCCAACATAATCATAGTTTGGAATGTTATTTCTTATTATACTTGCTGCTTCTTCATCTAATTCTTTTACAGTTTTATTTATTCCATACTTGGCATAAGCGTTATCTAAACGTTTACGTTCCATAGCCCATGATGTAATTTTCCAAAAGTCATCTTCAGCTGTATATAAATCTTCAGATACTTTTTTAATTTTTGACAATGGTCTTAACATTAATCTTAAAAATTTATCTGAATTAACTGTTTCACCAAAACTAATATCTTTTAATAAATTATTTAAATCTCCAAGAGCAACGTTTTTATTAACAACTCCTAACTCCAATAATTTTCTATACAGTTCATTATTTTGTCTTGTTCCTGGTAATGCTGTTTGTAAAGCTGAATATGCTTCACGCATTGATTTAACATCAGGTATAATTCCATTAGCTGTTGCAAATGCTCCTGCGCTTATAAAATTTCTTAAATGAGTAACTGGAGATAAAACTGTTTTAGCTAATTGAGAAGTTGCTTTAGGGTATAAAATTAAATTTTCATAAAGCTTACCAATAATACTATCACTTCTCATTTGTGATGATGTTTGTTCTAAAGCATCTGCAATTTCTGTTATTGCATATTTACCATTAACGGGATTTGTAATTCCAGCTTCTAAAGCTTTATTAGGATCTATGTTAATTTTTTTAAAATCAGGACCTAAATTTTGTAATGCTTCTTCTTCCGTATCATAAAATATTCCTTTACCTCTAGCTTTTAATTCATCTGATTTAGCAACAAGGTCTTGAAAAAATTCATTTCTTCTTGTTATTAAAGATAATCTAGCAGTTCCACCTAATATTGTTTGCATAGGATTTTTAGTTTTACCAAGAAGTTCTTCTATAACTTTTCTATTTTCAGCTGGTAAACTACTTAACGAAGCAAATCCTTTATCTGTAACAGCTTCATCTAATACTGTTTTACCCACAAAGAAATCAGGTATTTGAAATACAGGATCAGAAGGTTTATCCATTCTGAAACCTTTTGGAAGTCTTGCAGTTTTAACTAAACGTTCTACATAATAATTAGCTTGTTCATCTGTAATTTCTTTGCCATTTTGCAAGGCAACTTCTTTAAACATATTCTTTGTTTTATTAATTGCTTCTTCTGCAGGTTTAAAATTAAAGAAAGGTATTAAAGATTTATTTTGAAATATATCATAAGTAGAACCTAAATAATTTTTAAATTTGTTTCCAAATAAATTTTTAAAATCACTTATATCATTAGGATCTATTTTTCCTCCAATGGAACTAAACATGTCTCCCCAACCAGATCTTATTAAACTTATATTGTCTAAAATACTTGTTATCGTTTTATCGTCAGCTCCGTATTTTCTTAAATTATCTACAATACCTTTTTGTAATGTTTCATCTACATTTCCAAATGCAACTTTTCCTGCATCATCTATTGTAGGTTCTCCTGATAATAATAAATCATTCAACTTTGCTAATGTTTCATTTCTCTCTTTTGCTGTTTGTTTATTAGCTACTGTCTTCCATGCTGGAAAAATAGAATCAATATCTTGGTCTAAAGTTCTAGAAACTTGTTGAGCTAAATTAACATCAACAGATCTTCTTCCAATTTGTTGTCTTTCAATATCAAAGTATTCTTGAGTTTTACCTCCTCTTGCTCTTACATAAGAACCAACTTTATCTAATAATCTATCAATTTTACTATTACTAAATCTTAAATCTTTTCCACGATCCGCTATCTTTTTAATACTTTGACCTACACCACTTACAAGTCCTGTAAATAATACGCTTTCAGTTCCAAATTTAACTCTATTAATTAATTCTCTACTTGGATCATCTTCTGGTCCTTCTCTATTAAGTTCTGTTGGTCCACCTAATAAATCTCCAAGTGTACCTATTTCTTCTACATCACCAACAAATACTGCATCTGATAAACCTCCGCCTGCAGCTCCTGCTGCAAATTTTGCAAGTTTACCTTTTGTATTTAATTCTATTGCTTTATCAGCAGCTTGTCTTAAAGCTGGATTATCTAGTTTAAAATAGTTACCTGCTTTCTTTGCTTCTATTGCTGATTTAGCTAAATTGGATCCTAACTTAAATCCATAAACTCCTGGCACACCTAAATTAACTAAAGCTTCTGTTAATTTTCCTGCAGTTGTTGCTTCTGCTTTTTCATCTAATTCAGTAAGATTATCAAACCATCTTTCTATTTCAGCTGATTTATTTGTGCCTGCTCCTAAATCATAAAGAGTTGCGCCTAATGAAAATGCACCTTTTGGTATTTGAATTAATCCAGAACCGATACCAGCAAATATAGATTCTAATGTACTTACAGAATTATTTTTTTCAGCATCAATTAATTGTGGACTAGAAGCAAGTCCTGTATTTACAATATCTACCATAGTAGTTCACTTATGATATTGGAGTTAGTTTAGCTACTCCTAATTTTTGTTGGCCTGTAACTGGATCTTTTATCATTTGTTGACTAGGAACAGCTAAATATAATTTATCTCCTATACTATAAACTTTTTTTGCAGTTAAAGTATTTAAATTAACATCAGCAGTTGTTGATCCATAATAATCTTCTTTTGGATCTAATCCATAAGCTTTTAATTTAGATCCTATTGTTTCTTTTGAAGCTAATGATCTTTCTAATCTAGTTAATTGGTCTTCACCTTTAGCTTTAGCTGTTTCAATAGCTATTCTTCTTTGAATTGCTAATTGAGCGGCTGCTTGTTTAATATTTTGTGGTTTTTCAAAAGCTTTAGATTCAGATACTGCTTTTAATACTTCAGGAGCAGCTTCTCTTAAATTCTTACCTTTAAAGAAAGCTGGAGACGCAGCAAGTAAAGCATCATAAATAGCTTGTGATCTAGCTTCTTCACCACCTAATAATCTTGCGTATAAATCAGCTTCTTTTTGAATTTTCTTTTCATTAAGTACATCTTCAATATCTATTTCATTGTCATCTGTTTTAGGTGGGGGCGGAGGTAGAGACGGTTTTTTTACTTCTGTTCCTGTAGCAAATGCTAAATCTTCTTCAGTGCTTGTTTTAAATGGACCAGTTCCTGTAGGTTTATTATTTTCTCCTTCTAAACCTTTGTAAATACCATATCCTGTTCCAGCAGCTCCTGTTCCTATTCCTGTAGCTATTCCATATTTTTTAAGGAAATCTTTAATACCTACCCCTGCTTGTTTTAAAGTTTCAGTTGCACCACTTGTATAAGGTCTTAATGTTTCTTTAAAATATTGATTAGTTAAAAAAGGAGCTTTTTCTAAAGGTAAACCTCTACTTGGATAACCAACTGGAAATTCTGGATATTTACCAGCTTGTTTCAAAATTGATAATGGACTTATTTTGGAAATAGTACGTAATCTTCCAAGTGGAGTAAAATTTAATAATTCATATGGATCTCTTTTAGTATACGAATAAATGTCCGGTCTAATTTTTGCTTCTTCTTCTGTTACAATTTCTGGAGAAAAGAAATCAAATATTCCTTCACCTTCTTTAAAACCAACTCTACCACCGTCCGCGTATCCCGGTTCACCAAGACCCGAAGTAATTCCTGTATTGTAACTATTTACTGGTCCTCCACGAAACATTGGTCTTCTTAAAGTTTTACTCATTAACCAAATATTCCTCCCTTACCTAATACTTTACCGGCTAGACCTCCAACTCCAGTAAGTGTTCCTAATAAAGTTTGTAATGGACTAGCAGGTTGTGTTGGTTGATATGTTTGAACTTGTGTTGGGAATCCTCCAGCAAGTCCAGTTAACTGTTGACCAACTAAACCATATCTAGTGTAAGGTTCGAAAGCAGCCTCCTTTGCAGCAGCAGCTTGAGCATCTAATATCGCTTGTTGTTGAGCTTGTTGTTGTTGACCTAAAGCACTCATAGCTCCAATTTGTTGTCCTAATAATTGTGGTTGTAAACTAGCTAAACCTTGTTGTTGTTGAAATGCTTGTGAAGCTGCTTGTTGAGCTTGACCAAATCCTTGTTGTAATAATTGTGCTTGTAATGCTGCTCTATCTTGTAAAGTTTGAGCTCCATATTCTGCTCTTTGAACTCCTTCTCTTGCGCCACCAAAAGCTCCGCCTGCTACAGCTTGTGCTTGTTGTTGTGCTAATGCTTGTTGTCTTTGTTTATCAAATTCAGAAAGTGTAGTTGAAATAACTTCTTGTTGATAAGGTGACATAAACTGTTGATAAGCTTGTGGGCCAGAATATTGTTCAGCTTGTTGTAAATATTGTTGATAATCACCTAATCCACCTGCTAGTCCTCTTGCTTGTTGTTGTAATTGAGTTTCAGGTGCAACTTGTTGTGCATAAGTAGTTGTTGGGATTGCTGCTGAAGTTGAAAGTAAAGGTAACAGTCTTTCCCCTAATGCAGTAAATGCTCCAGTTAAATAAGGTGAAGGTAAATTTTGTGTTACCGATGTAGGTGTAGGTATTTCTGCCATATTAAGCCATAGCCTCTAGTTGATTCATAATTTGATACATTCTTTTCGCACCTTTTCTGATATCTCCACCACCTGCATTTCTAACAGCTTTTGCAGTAAATACAAATTCATTTTTACTTAATCTTGCTGGTACATCATCTGCTTTTTCTTTTTTACCAATTGGAACAAATCCACCTTTTGCCCTATAATCTAACTCCATTCCACCTAAATCCATAATTCCTCCACCTTTAGCATATCCAACATATCCACCATATTGAAATCCTGATCTAGTTATAGCACTAGCTATTTCATCATCATTAAATCCAGCTGATAACATAGCTGATCTAATATAGTCTATTTGTTGTTGTCTATTTGCTGAAACTGTTTGACCCATTGCTGCTAACTGATCTTGATATTTTTTGTTTGCATCTAAAGCAGCATTATAAGCTAATTCACCAGAAGCTGCTAATTGTCCTGGCACTAAAGATTTAGCAGTTGTAAATAATTGACCACTTGTTATTGGAGTATTTGGCCCAATAACTCCTTTACTTAAATATTCAGAACCTGTTGCAGCTGCCTCTAATCCTAAATTTTTAAGAGTATCTAGAGTTGATAAAGCTTCTTTAGCAGCAGCAGTTTGTGTAATACCTAAATCGCCTCCTTGTAAAAATGGAGAAACATTTGATACCAATGAACCAGTATCAGCAGTTAAACTTAAAGGTGCTCCAGTTTGTAATGCTCTTAATTGATCAGCAGCTGTTGCTTGTCCAGGTGTTCCTGGAGAAGCCAATGCTCCTGTTAAAGAAGCTATACCTAAACTTACAGGACTAATTCCTCTTTGTGCTGCTCCTTCTTGAGAAGCTTGCGAAACTAAATTTATAGCGCCACTTCCTATTGCTCTAGCTAACATAGGATTACTTGTAAATAAACTACCTATACCTGATCCAATACCTGGTGCTAAAAACGGTAAAGCAGCCGCAATAAAAGGCAACGCTGGTTTAATTTCATTAGGTACTATTTTGTCTAATACTTTTGATATTGGTTTTGTAATTTTTGAAAAGACTTTACCCATTATAACCAACTCCTTTTGGTGAATCTTGTAGCTTTTCTATAAACTTTATTATCATCTGAAATCCTTAACCAGTTAATAGGTTGGTTTAAACCTAACACTTTTGTAAAATGTTTTTTAGTCCAAGCCATTACTTTTGTGATATTTTTAACACAAACGGTGTCAATATGCCATAGATTATTACCGCTTTTCCATTCATTATCTTCAATTAAACCTGTTAAAATAAAGCGTTTTTCTACTTCATTATTTAAATAAGCCCAATTTGTAAAAGCAATCATAATATTTTCATCTTTATGTATTTTATATTGATTCAATTTGAAGGAAGGAAGTATGTGATAGTAAAGATCTTCTCTTGTTAAATCTTTATACTTATCAAACTTCTTATACAAAGATATAACCTCGTGCATATCTTTAAGTTTATCCTTATCAAATATGAAGTCCATGCAAGTCGGTTAAGCTTGTAGATATACCGAAACGTTGATTTTACTATGATTTCTTCTTTTCGTCAACTAAAGATTGGACGTTAGCTTCTGCTTTATCTTTCTTTTGAAACATTAAGCTTAAACTACCATGGTAAGAATGTGAACCAAAATGTGTTAATGGACTCATAGCATCAGCGTATATTTTACCGCCTGCTTTAACCCATAATGTACAGAAAGATATATCTTCTCCAAGATAACCATTTTCAGGATCTTGTGCAGTTTCAAAGAAGGTATACCAACCATCTTTCATAACCTCTACTTTATTACCTACTAACTGTTTATTAACAGTTTTCTTCTCTGGATATACTTCTGCTAGTTTAGTGAATACTTCTCTTTTAATCATCATAAATCCAGTTGGCCCTGCAGTAATTTCTGTAAAACCATCTTTCTCTACTTTAACATTATCTTTATCCGGAAAGTGTACAATAAACTGCAATTGATTATTAGGACCATAACCTTTTACTGGATAAGGTGTTAAACATAATGGTACATCTTTTTCTAATAATCTATAAACAGCTTCTGGTTCAAATCCAATATCTGAATCCACAAATAACATATGAGAACAATCTGAATTTAGAAAAGAAGCTACACAATTATTTCTAGCTTGTGTTACTAATGCCATCCCCGATTGAAGATGTAATGCTGTTGATACTGCAAGTCTTGGATGTGAATGAGATACAAATTTCATCATACTGTTCATATAGTTTGTAGTAACCATATGACCAAATGCTGGTGTTGCTACGAATAATTTAATGTGCTTTTTTTTGGCTTCTGGCATAATTTAAAAAGTTAATCCATTCTCTTATTCTTATTTCCCAAGAATAATATTTATTATAATATTTCGTTTGCATTTCTAGGTCCTCTTTATATAGACCATTTTTATAATTGTCAATTACAGAGTTTAATGTATCTGCATATCTTTCAATTAAATTTTGTCCGCTAGAATCAAATTCAATCATTGTTGCAAACTCTCCACATGTTTCTGGCAACGCTCCGTAATTCGTTGTCACCACATGACAGCCCGCGCTCATCGCTTCGATGATAGCAAGACAAGATGTTTCTGCAAAGATAGATGGATAAGAATAGATGTGTGTTGTTAACAATGCTTTTCTTATTTCTTCATTACTTGCATACCCATGGTAATTAACATTTGGTGTATTCTTACATTTATTAAATAACTCATCAAATTTTCCTTTTTCATTTTCTTCAAATTGTGAACCATATATTTTAGTTGAAGAATAAATATCTACTTCAAAATCATCTCTAGTTTTATTTAATATTTCTATTGCTTTTATAAGAACTGCAAGTCCACGCCATGGAGTTGAACTATATAATAATTTAATTTTAGTTTGCGGAATAGTATTTAAAATTGGTTTAGGAACTGATTCAAATGGATGAGTTGCATTCTTAATTACAAATGACTTATATTCAGGTATTTGAAATTGTTCTCTAAATTTATTGTATTGCCAAGAACTTACATAAATAAAGTAATCAATAGAATCTACAAATTTACGATCACGCATGTATTGTACATTCGGTTGATCATAACTTAAATGTTGCCAAAGAATATTTGTTTTATCTTTTTCTACAAGTGACGGATG